CTAATTCATCCCATCCTCCAGATTTAATTTCAGGGTCAGTTGATTTAAAAGTACCATCAATTTTAACACTAGATGCTAATTTTACCCAAGCTGTTTTAGAATTTAAATAAGCAAGTTGATCAGATGTGAGAGATTTGGAACCATGAGCTGTTTGCCTCTCATTAATTTGATCATTAACGTAACTGGGAAATGGTTCCCCTATAATATCTGACATTTAATTTAAAAGGAATTATTCATTAATTTGATTAAGGTCTTCATATTGTCCTATTATTTGAGCAACCCGTGAAAACGCGGGGATCCTAATTTGTTGGCCTAAAGGTGGGAAGATAGAATCTGGAGTGTTAACAAATGAATTTGCTAAAGATATTATCCACCATAATGAAGAGTCATTGTAATAAGTTTGTGCCATTAAATCATATCTATCACCTTTAGCAGTATACAAATATATATCTAAATTATCACGGGTGATTTCAGGATATTTAACATTTATGTATCTTCTTTTTAAATTTGTAGGAGAAGTTATAATTGGGATTTGAGAATATCTTGACATTTTATTTAATTTTTAGACTATGTTTGATGTAAATATTGGAGTGAATCATTATAATTAGGTCTAAAATCATGAATAACATTAAACTTTAACCCTGATACCTCTATATAGTGGGAAAGTTGAGAATCTGTCTCTGTTTCCCAAGGTGAATCCTCTGGGATTTTAAAAGATAAACCTGTTAGTATTCCATATTGTTTTTTTATATAATTTCCTACTGTAAGTCTATGTAAATTTCCCGACATATATCCTTTATCTGTATATGATGGGGCTAAAGAAGAAGCTAATTTGTTTAATTGGGTATACATTTGATCTAGGTTAGTTTTATTGTCTGCTATAGCCATAAAAGATAAACTAATACTTCTAGCAAATTTTTCATACCTGTAAAATTCTTCTCCCCGACCCATATATGTTTGAGTTTTCCAATTTGCTGTATAACTATCAGAAAAATCTTCAATGTATGCTTTAAATTTAAGTTTAGTTTCTTTTTGATTAGTTCCATTTACAATAAAAATTTCAAAATCAATTAAATCTTTTGCGCTATTAAAAGCATTTGATGTTCTCTCTGAGGATGAATCATAATATATTGTATCAAGAGTGTTTTTTAAATAATCAGAACTGTCAGTAATTTTATCATACCCATTTCCAGTATCTTGAAATCCTCTAGCATTTCGTGAATTATTTCTAAAATCTTTAAGAGTTGTTCTTGTGTTTTTATTTTGATAACCATTTGTTTGAAAAGATATAATAGTAGGAGTTGAGTTATAATCTCCTTGAATTTCACTGCCTTGTCTAAAAACATATTGGTTTTTAGTAGTATCATATGTAGGAACATCTATAGTATTATCAGGGGATAATTCATTAAATGTTGTAGAAACGGATTTTGGGTTAAATAATCTAACTTGATCACTTGTTCTTGTAAATTGGATAAAAGGATCGGTTATTGTAAGATATTTTTTATCTGTAGTTATGCTATTTGGCTTTAAAATACTACCAAATTCATATACACTTGGTGTAAAATTATACTCCCATGAATTAGCATCACCTGAAATAGCTAAAAACTCAGTTTGTCCAATATTTGAGGAGGTTATTGGAGTATTGGAATCAAATTCAAAATATTTTTTACTAGCCCCTATTGGGAGTTGAAATTTATCTTGGTCTATTTGATCAAGTGGTTTGCCTATTTGTGGAAATTGTGGGCCTAAAATAGAATTTATAGCAATTCCATTAATATCTGTAGCAAATTTAATGTTAGTAAATCCTTCCCCATTGTTTGATCCAGGACCACCTCCATAAGATATTAAAGTAGAAAAATTTGGAAATATTTTATATTGAGAGATATTGTTAAAATCTTCATTATTAGTTTTTCTTGTTTTTGTTGAATTAGTTAATTGAATTAATCTATTAGAATCAATATAATTTTCAGCAGTTTGATTTGAAAAATGTTTTTGATATCGATTAACTTCTTGATCTATTAAAGTAGGATTACCTTGTTTTAAAAAATGAAAACCTTGAAATCCTTTTTGAGATTGAAAAATAGTAGAGTCTGATAAGTATATTCCTCCATTAGGTTCATCCTTTAAAGAAATTTCTGTTTTTGGATTTATTTTAGAAAGTAATTCCTGTTTTTGGATAAAAAAATTACCACTTATATTTGAAGTATCACTAAAATATTTTAATAAACGTGATGAATCTTCTGATGCTTTTAAAGTTCCTAAAACTCCTCCAGACCATAAAAAATCACTATCTCCATAAAAATTAGAAAATTGTCCTGGTTCTTTAAGGGAAGAAATAATGTATGGTTGGTTACTTTTACCACCATATATTCTATCTTTTTGAAAAGGAATAGATTTTTGACCAAATTTATATACAGTAGAAGTTGATCCTATTCCTCCAGAATAAAATTTAAAATTTTCAGGATCTGTTAAAAGATTTATAAGACCCATTAGTTTATAATTTTAAAATTTTATTTTTATTGAGGAAGATTATCTGTATATTTTGGAGGTGTTATTCCATTTAAGTCTAAAAATGAAGGTTTTAAACCAGGAAATCCACCTTCTCCAGTAATAGAAAAAGAATTATGAAGATTTGAAGATTTTACGGTTGAGTTGTCTTTTGGTGGAGTTTTTCCATTAAATTCAGTTAATAATGATCCTCCTTCTTCTGTTAATTTAGTTAATAGTCCCATAATAATTATTTTTTATTATAAATATTATATCCTATTGGATTCTTAATGTAGATACAGAATTTACTTTTGTTGTTGCTTTTATTAAAGAATCTAAACGTGAATTTGTAGATGCATTTGGATCTGGTGGAGTTTCTTTTTTTGGAGATGTACTATTAGCTACTGTAAGTTTTTCTTTTTCTTGTTTTTGATTTTGATTTTGAGTATAATTATTTGTTATATTATTAGTTGGAGATGAAATTTCTTGGGGTTTAGATAATTCATTAGGTGCAGGAGATATAACATCATCTCCTTTACTAAATAAATCAGTACCTGCTACTATAGTATCTTTATTATTAAATGCGATAGCACCTTCAGGACCATATAGTACACGATCTCCATATCCACCCCCTCCGGATTTTGGAGAAACAATACCATCATTCATTAAAGACATTCCTAAAGCTACAGCAGCAGCGGCTGCTGCCGCTCCTAAAATTGGGCCTATATAAGGAACTTTTGCTACTGATTCATAGGCTGTCATTGCCGCTGCTCCTATGGCTGCTATTAACCCTTTTTCTTTATAAGCAGTTAATACAACCTCAGCTGCTTTTTTTGCTCCTGATAATAGAAGATCCTTTTTACTCATAGCATATTGATACCCAGCATATAGCCATCCTTGTTTTTGTTGAAAGGCTATAGCTTGTTGGTTTATTAAGATACCCGCAAGAACTGTTCCAAAAGTAATTAAAGCTGGAGTAGAATTAGTAATTAACTCAAATATTGATGAAACTGCAGAAGAAATCATTTGAAATGTAAATACAATAGGTTGTAAAATTGTCTTAATAGCAGGAAGTACACTAGTAACTAAATCCATTAATGGGGAAACAATTGCTAAAACAGGTTCTGCTATTTGAATAAATACTTCTTTAAGGTTTTCTGTAGCTTGAGTAAATCTTTCTTGTACGGATTGTTGTTCATATTGTTTAGCTAAAGTCTCATCTCCTAATGCTTTCATTGCTTCTTCAGCTGACATTGTTTGTCTTAGGGTGTTATACTTTTTTTTAGCTTCTTCTCCATCTTTAACTCCAATTTTAGCAAATGCTTCTTTATCAATTAAAGATTGAGCTAATTCATTTCTTTCCATCCCTGCAGCTTTTGCTAATGCCTCTTGTTGAATTACATTCATTTTAGCAAAATCTTTAGATGATCCTACTTGTTTAGCTACTTCGGCGGCCGCTTCAGCTGTTTTTCCTTCTAATGCTAATTGTCGTGCTTTTTCAAAATTTAATTCTTTTCCAGTTAATAATTCAGCACTTAATTCATTTTCAATAGATGATTCAAAATTAAGTAAACTTGAAGACATTTTTTCAGTTTGTTCAAGAGTTAAACCAAACATTTTTGCTTGTACTACTGCTTCTGCCATTTTATCTGCACTACCTCCTAATGATAATTTTAAAGATGCTGACATTTTATTAACTTCTTTTAAAACTTCTTTTTCATTAACTACCATGCCCCTTCTAGAGGCATATGCTTTAGCACCCCCTAAAATTTCTTTAGTATTATCTTCTAAACTTTTTCCTTGGGATAAAGATAATTTTTCAATTTCCATTAATTCACTATGTTGAAATCCTGCTTGAGTTACTAATTTAGTCATAGTAGTTAAATCTTTTTCATTTAACATAGCATTAGTGCCTAAAGCAGCACCAACAGCCATATATGATTCTTGAAGATTTTTAGTATTTAAAGCAACGTCTCCAGACATAGCAGCCATGTTTCCTAATTCTCTACGGGTATTTAATGCTTCCCCATAAGTCATATTCATGCTTTTAGCCATATCACCCGCACCATCATCTGCAATTTTTAAAGCATCCGCCATTTGTTGAATTAAAAATGTAGGATCAGCAAGATTTTTACCAAGACTTGAACCCATAGATTTTAATCCGGCACCCATAATTTTAAATTTATCGCCCATGGTAGATGCTGTTTCCCCTCCATTAGTAAGTTCATCAGCCATTTCCTCCATCTTTTTCTTAGCTTCATCTAACCCTAACTTTTCAGATAATCCTCCCATCCCCAGATTATTCATTGCATTAACCATTCCATCTAAAGCAGTGCCTCCTAAGCCCATAGCATCATTTACTTTTCCTTGTTTTTCTGCTAAATCTTGAGCATTCGTAAGTAAATCTTCATATGCTGAATTTTGGTTTCCTATAAGGCCTTCAGCTTCTGTTATAGCAGAATTAATTTGTCTAATTTTATTAAGACTTTCTTGAGTTTGGTTTCCTTGTCTTCTACTTTCAATTAAGCTTGCTTTTTCTGCTTTAAGTGTGTCTAAAGTAGTTTCTAACCGTTTTTTTTCTTGTTGAGCTTGAGAGGTTATTGATTCTAATTGTTTTACAGAAAGTTTATTATATCCTCTAGTATGATTAGTTAAATCTGATGCTAAACTAGTAAGTTTATTAAATGATTTTTTTGTTTGATTTAATCCAACGTTTCCTTTACTAATTTCAGAAACGGTTTGTTGAAAAGATGCACCTATAGAATCAACTGATGCTAAAGAATCTTGAAATTCTTTACTCCACCCATTTAACAGTTCTTTAACAGTTTCTGCATCCCTAACAGTATCTCCTAAATTAAGCCCACTTAAATCTTTACGTAATGATGTAGCTAATTTTTGTAATTTTTCAAAATTTTTTCTAGCTTCTTCTGCTGAGTCTCTAATAGACATAATTTTATATTTTATTATAAATATTAAAAATTAATATTTTTTATTTATAAGTTATTGGCCGTTTAGTAGGGGTAAAAGTAGGGGGTGATTGAGTGGGAGGAGATGTTTTATTTTGTAATAACTCAGGAAGTTTAACTTTACCATCTGAATCAATTACTGTTTTACTGCCGGGTTTACCTTTATTTTCTATTGCTGATTTTTCATCATCATAGTGTTTTTTAAGTTCATTAAAAGTAAAACGGCGAAGCCAAATTGGCATATTATAAACAGTATGCCAATCATATCCTCCATTACCATGAAAAACTATTTGGTGAATTTGTTTAAATAAATTAGCTCGATTTTGAGATATTGTATCAAGCGTCAGGCCAAAAAAAACTAACCCCAATTGGGATATTGATTCTATCTGAACTTTCGTTGGGAAAAAAAGTTAAATCAACATCTGGTTGAATTTCTTTAATATATTCTCTTAGCGCTCGTGAATCTTTAGCTAAGAAATAATTTTCTACAAAATCTCGTATATCCTTCCTTTCTCTATTACCTTCAACAGAAGTAATCATATATTTTAAACGTGTTGAAAGTTCAGGAGATGTATCTTTATTGATTTTTTTAAGACCTTCTAACTCACGGTTAATGTCTTGTTCATCTTTATGTGTTAAAAATTTAAAAGTAATTGCATTTTTAGAATGAGGTAAAGTAAATTCAAACTCATTTACTTTATTTTGAAATAAACCTTCTTTAAGTGGTTTATTTTCTATAGTAGATAAATCAATAGTATGAGATTCTCCTAAATAATCAAATGTATACTCTGATCCATATCCTAAAATGCGAGATGCTATTAGGATTGCATTTTTATCACCAACTAATAAATCATCATAATTAATTTTTGAAACAATTAAAGATTTCATTATTTTATCTAAAACCGTACCATTTTTAATATATGATTGGTTAGTTAAAATATCTTCTTCTTTAGCAGTCATATATTTTAATTCAATAGTACCTTTTGCTAATTCAGAATTTTCAGGGTAAAGTAAACCTTTAGAGGGTAAGTCAATGGTTTCTGTTGGTAATTTAAATTTTTCGTCCATAATTTTTATTTAATATAACTTTATTTGTCTTATATACATATATTAAAGAGTAGTAATATTATCAGAATTTACATTAAATGATAAAACTCCTTCTACTTTTAATATTTCTTTGCGTATTTCTAGCATTTTTGATCTATCAAATCCACCTTTTGCAATCCAAGGATGTCCATCTACTTTAACAGTCATTAAAGCTTGAAATCTAGATTGGTCTTGTTGATTAAATTCTAAAGGTTCTTTAGATGATATAACTGTAATACCTGGGATAGAACGAATATCTGAATATATCTCTTTTTGTGGTCTTAAATCAATGTTGGTAATAAGCATACCTATCATTTTAAACTTATCTTGATATTCCTCAGTCAGACGGTGGTTTAATGTCTCTTTTACTAGCGCACGTAAATTATCTAATTTCATGTTATGGTATATGTTATAAATATGGGTAGATATAGTTTAATTAACGTGTTAATGTGATAATATATAATAAAAAAATAAAAGCTCCAACGAAAACGTTGAAGCTTATATAATTATTTTTAATATTAATTTTAAAAATTTAAAATGCAATAATCTGGTTGAACTTCTAAAGCAATATTTACTATTGTTCCGTCATCATCCCAATTATAATCTCCAAAATTAGCACTTGTAATTACGGCTCCTTTAATTATCCATTCTGATACTACATCTCCAACGGGGCCAAGTATGTTAAATGTTAAATCTTTTTTATAAAAATCAGAATAACCATCTCTACCAGTTACAGATTCGTGGCCTAAACGTACCCATTCCATTACAGCTTGTGCTCCCGAAGGAGTTATAGATTCATATAAAGTCATTGCAACTGTGCCCCAAATAGTTTTTCCTTTTACATAACGTTGGACGTTAATGTGGTTAAGAGCTACTGCTGTTTGAGCTACATTTATCCCTCCTACTCCTTTTACTAAAAATGAAGGAATACCATCCATATAAAGGATAAAACGATTTGATTGTTTAGGTTCAAATGCAGTGTAAAAGATTTCGTTTGGGTTTAAAATTGCCATTTTATTTTTGTTTTATTTTTGTTTTGTTTTATTATAAATATTTTAATTTTTTATTTTTTAATTAGGAAATTGAGCTCCTGTTGGTAATAAGATAAAATCTAATGAAATAAATTCTGCTGTTCTAGTTGGTTGGATGAAAATTTGTCCTATTAATTGATTATTATCAATTACTGCGGGTCCATTATTTGATTCATCCATAGTTACTTTAAAAGCATATAAACCTTGTTTTTGTTGAACATTTTCTAAATATGGAGTAACTTGAGATAAAAATAAATTTCTTGTTACTGCTGTATTTTGTTCAAATACTATATTATTTGCTATCCCCGATACAAATGATTTTAATTCAATTAATAAACGTCTTACATTTACACGATCAAGAGCAGATGCTTCTTTTTGTAAAGTTTTTTGTCCAAATACTACAACACCATTTTTAGGTAATGTAGCTAATGGGTTTACATTGTTAGAATATAATAAATCTTTATTGTTTTGAGTTAATAATTGTTCAGTTCTTATTACTGTAGATAAACCACCACGATTAATACCTGCAGGTGCAAACCAAGGTGCAGATACTTTATCATTAAAAGCATATACTCCAGGAATTACGGTAGAAGCAGGTGACCATATTTGTTTACCTGTGCCTGGGTCTGCTATTCTAATCCAAGGCCAATAAGTTGCAGCATATGAATTATTTACAGCAGCAGATTGTGCAGTAACTGCTAAAGGTGTAGCTCCATATTCTATTAAATCAACTACATATAAACTATCTCCTCTATTTTGAGTATTTGTTATAAGTTGGTTTATTTGGGATGAATGTTTTGATAATAATAACCCGGGAGTATATATTGAAGTAAATTGATAAGATTCTTTATTAGAAAGCAAATTAATCATATTATCATAATTTGTCCCTACTAATCCTTGAGTTGTTGTACCTATATTACTATACATTGAAGTTGCTACAGAAGGAGAAATATTACCTTCAGCACTTCCAAAAGAACCACTTGAAACTAAAGGTAAAGAAGCGGTATATGCATTATTAGTAATATTGCCATTTGAATCTAAATAAGTTGGAGTTGGAGAAATTACATCCTTAACACGTATGTATACAGAATTATTTTTATAATCACCCGTTAAAGTTATTTGATTTTGAGCGGGAGAATATGCATATTTTTGATCTCCAATCACCGTAGCAATATAACGTGGAGAATTTGGATCTAAATTTACATTATTAAAACTTTCAAGAATTATTTTATTATTTATTGTATCATTTCCTTGTCTAACTAATACATTAAATGCTCCTGAGGAAGAATTTACATTTGTAATTTCCCATCTTAGGTTATCTTTTGAGCCACTTAATAAAGTTTGATTAGATCCTGTTGGTCCTCCACTATTCATTATGCTTCCTTGAGAAATAGTTTCTAAAGTAAATGTTGTTGAAGATACACCATTAACACCATTTACCATTATTGAACTAGATATAAAATTATCATCTGCTGCTCCTCCCCAAATAGAATTTGCAGATTTTGCTCCCATTCTAATAACAGTACCATTATATAATGAAGATGATTGTTTTGGAAAGAGTGAAAATACTTTTGTTGACGTGTCAAATGATGCTGAAAATAATTGGTTAATTTCAGTTGGTGTTTGGTTTGGGTTATATTGGGAATTTGTAGTTGAATTAATAAAGTTTGCTATTAAAGTACCAAACTCGTTTAAAGTTGGTTGTACAGACATACTAATATATCCTACATTAAATGCACCATCATAATAAGAATTAGCCCCAGTATAAATACTATGTTGTAACCAATAATCTGTATATGTAGAACCAATTGAAGGAACACTAATTTTTAATGTACCTCCTCCTATTTGGCCAGCAGATGATGCTGTATAACTAGAGGATATTTCCATTGAAGCGGTTGAAAAAACACCGCCTACACTACTAATTGTATTAGAAATACTAGCAGTAGCTGCTGTATATGATCCACTTGCTACTCTAGCTACTGTTAAAAGTTTTCCTCCATAATTAAAGTAATTAAAAGCAGATATTGAAGTAAGATATGAATAATCTATTCCTCCAGTAACAAATACATCTCCAAATTTTGTTACAAATTCTGAATAAGAAGTTACAACTGTTGGTACTTCATATGGACCTTTAACTGTAGGACCTATAAGAGCAATTCCGGGGTATAAAGGTTGCCCATTGATAAAAGTTTGATCTATTTCATTACTTGATAATCCTGGGGATACTGTAAAATTTGCCATTTTGTTTTTTTATTATAAATATTGAATTTTTTTTTAAGATATATTATTATGAAGGAAATACTGCCCCTGTAGGTAATATATTAAAATCTAATATAATAAATTCAACTGTTTTAGTAGGTTGTAAATAAATTTGTCCTATTAATTGATTATTATCTATTGTATTTGATGTATTATTTGATTCATCCATTATTACTTTAAAATCTGTTAAACCTTGTTGTTGTTGTATTGATGATAAATAAGGATTAACTTGAGATAAAAATGAATTACGTGTAACAACATTATTTTGT